GCCTGGCACAACTTGATGCCCGCGATTTTGGCGATTGCATACCACTGGTTGCTCGGTTCAAGAGGACCACACAACAGGTCAGACTCAACCACCGGCTCTGGCGCGAGCCGGGGATACACACACGCGGACCCGAGAAATAACAGCTTCTTGACGCCAAAAAGTTGAGCGCACTCAATCACGTTATTCTGAATCTGCAAATTCTGCAACAGAAAGTCCGCTTCACGATGGTCGTTGCTGCACACCCCGCCCACGCGGGCAGCGGCGAGAAAAACATACTCCGGGCGCTGGGTCGAAAAAAGTTGATGAACCGAATTACGGTTGGTCAGGTCGCAATTCGAGTGGTTGAACAAAAGCAAGTTGTAATATCCACGCGCACGCAGTTGTCGGACCAACGCACTGCCGACGAGGCCCCGGTGCCCGGCGACAAAAATTTTATCGTCCTTGTTCATTTGCCAAATCGTGTTCTACCATCATATTAACCAGTTCGGCGAAACCCACTCGCGGTTCCCACCCGAGTTTCTGCCGGGCCTTGCTGGCGTCCCCGAGCAACAAGTCCACTTCAGCGGGCCGGGCATACTTATCGTCATACACCACGTAGTCCTGCCAATCAAGATTCACACGTTTAAACGCGCACTCCAAAAACTCCCGAACGCTGTGTGTTACGCCGGTCGCGAGCACGTAATCGTCCGGCTCGTCCTGCTGTAGCATTCGCCACATGCCCTCAACAAAATCCCCGGCGAAGCCCCAGTCCCGCTTCGCGTCCAAGTTTCCGAGCCGAAGCTCTTTCTGCTTGCCCGCGAGGATTCGCGCGATTGCCTTAGTGATTTTCCGCGTGACGAAAGTTTCCCCGCGCCGGGGTGATTCGTGGTTGAACAGAATTCCGTTGCTCGCGTGCAACCCGTAGGACTCCCGGTAATTCTTGGTAATCCAATACGCAAACACCTTGGCGCAGCCATAAGGTGAGCGGGGATAAAACGGTGTGGTTTCCCGCTGCGGGATTTCCTGCACCATGCCGAACATTTCGCTGCTGCTGGCCTGATAATACCGGGGACAAATACCGGCTTCCCGGATGGATTCCAGCATCCGCACAGCGCCGACAGCGGTTATGTCGGCGGTGTATTCAGGCACGTCGAAGGACACTCGGACGTGACTCTGCGCCGCCAGATTGTAGATTTCATTCGGCTGAATTTTAGTCAGCAATCGAGCCAAGCTGGCCCCATCCGACAAGTCTCCGAAGTGAAGGCTAAGCTGGTCAAAAATGTGGTCGATGCGGCCCGTATTGAATGAGCTAGCCCGCCGGACGATTCCGTGGACATCGTATCCCTTATCCAACAGTAGTTCGGCCAGATAACTTCCGTCCTGGCCAGTAATACCAGTTATTAGTGCTGTTTTCATGTTAGTAGGTGCTTTCGAGCGTAGTTCAATGCTGAAAAATCTTTGACGCCGTGCAACCACACAATACCACGATTGACCCGCTCTGTCAACTCCGCGACGGAGAGTGTCGGTGTGCGCCACACGAATTCCATGCCGGGCGTAACCGCGACACCCCAATTCCGGAAGTCTTGGGCCAAACCATAATCCCACCCAATATTCTCCGGCTCGCCCACAGACTTCACCAACCAGTGCAGAAATTTCAGGTCGCCGGAAACAAAACAATTTCCGTTTATGTGACGATGGACATGCTCGGACTCCACTTGGCACCCGGAGATAAAAATTTTTCCCTTGTAACTGTCCCACACAGAACTAAAAATACTCAGCCAGTCGCGATTCAACGGACAACAGTCTGCCTCCATGAAAAACGCCGCCTTGTATCGGGGGGTCTTCTTGTCCTCCGCGCTCATGTGATACAGATACTCCGCGCCGCCGAAGAATAATCCGTTGCACCCACGCGGCCAGCCGACGGAGCGCCGCGCCGAACGATAAGAAAAAACGTTGAACTTCCGGCTTACATGCTGCACCGTCTTGCGGTCTGGCTCACAATCGAACCGGTTCACGAAAAGGAAATCCGCCATCGACGTGTGCGCCGGTTGCAAGTCTGCAATCAGCCGCGCCAGCGCCATCGCCTGGGCCTTGTCGCGTTCCCAGAATTGCAATACCAACAGAAGTCGATTGCTGGGTGGTTTGGAAAGATAAACAATAGGACTGCTCATGGATTCTTGGGTCCGTAAACTTTGTGCCCAATGTGCCCGGCCACTAGCCCATAGTCAACATAAGCCGTGTGCCCGGCGGCTCGTGCGCGGGTGCAGAACGCGACATCTTCGCCCATCCCCAAACAGCTATTCGCGCGCGCTTCCGACTGGGCGTTTACTAACAGGCTGTGTGCGCGAGCCGCCTTTTCTCCCGTCATGGGTCCGTCCGTCAGCATGTCGATGGTTCGCTGGATTCCGTCCATAGCACAGTGCTCGGAAGAACTGAACCAATGTCCCCCGAGTCCGTTTGGTCCACGCGCGAGCAGCGGAAATTTCTTCTCAATGTCCAGATACACGTTGCGGTGAATCAACATGCAGCCGGTGCCAACCCATTTCGTCGGGTGTAGTTCATCCCGTGGAGTGCGGCGACAGTCGGCGTCAACCGCTTTGTGCGAGCACCCCTCGTTAAATACAGGTTTGCTGCCGTTTGGCTGCCGTCCAAAATACAACGCGCCGACGAGTGACTTTCCGTGGCTCAGCAGCCGGTCGATGGCATTAAAGCTGGCGAAGGGTTCGGGAAATGCAAAGCCAGTGTGTGCGTTATACCACGTAGCGTTGCCGAACGGAACAATCATGTCGTCGTCAATCGTCAGCATGTATTCAAGCCCGGACTGAAGAAAAAGGTCGGCGCACGTATTTCTGCTGTGCGCGACGAAGGCATCTCCGAAGTTCAGCATACTGGCCGTGCGCCTTTTATCCATGAGTTGCGCCACACAAAACGCGGTCATCGGGTTTGTCTGCTTCATCCACGGCAGCACAATCATGACCTTATTTTGCAGCGCCACGACGCTATTCGTCGGCGGCACCGCAACCGGCGCGTTGGCGAACAAGTCCATTACTTGCCCCCGGCGGCAGCCTTGGCGGCGCGTTCTTCCATAACCTGCTTGGCGATGTCGTCAAGCGACTGCGTAGCAGGTTTGGTAAACTGGTCCTCGGGTTTCGGCGCAGGCGGCGCGCCGCCTGGCGGTGCCTGAGATTCCCGCAATCGGCTAACACTTCCCTTGCGCAACTTGTCGTATTTCTCGGTGATGTCCGCGAGCGCCTTTTCTGTGGCTACGAGTTTCGCCGTAGCACCCTCATGCACCTTTTGCAGATAGAAAAGCTGTGCCATGCCAGCAAGCATAATGGCGCGCATCTCCGGGCTGTCATCCTTCAGCGCCGCCGCAAGCTGCTGCTTGGTGGTGGTCACAAATGCGTTGTGGTCCTCTGCCGCTTTTCGCTCAGCCTCGGGCTGCTTCGGGTCCACAGGTTTCTCAGAATACCACGAGAGATTTTTTGCCAGTTCCCCCAGGTGTTTCTCGGTCGCGGCGTTGTGCTGGGTCAGCGCTTCGGTCGCGGCTTTGGTCCGCTCCGCAACATAGCCGTTCAGGTCGGCTTTTGCAGCTTCGATTGCTTTGTTCTTATTGAACTGAATTTTTTCAATGTCCGAAATCTGCATTTCGATGGACTTTTGCAACGCCGGGTCTTTGATGGCGGCAAAAATCTTATCCATCTGGACCTTTTCCGGCCCGCCGTGTTTTTTTATCTCGGCAATGACTTCCGGGGTGATGACGGGGGACCGGCTCAGTTGCGCATAGATAAATTCGTGCGTTTGCGCGATGGATTTGTCATATTCCTTGAACTTCGGGTCGGCTTCTACGTCAAGTTTCGCGCGCCACGCCCGCAACTCCGCGAGTTCCTTGACGGACTCCGGCGGCGCGGTGTTTTTGAGTTTTTCTTGGGCCTCCGCGTGCTCTTTGCGCAACTTTTCGAGTTCGGCGTCGCGTTTTGCAATCTCTTGCGCGGCGCGGACCTTAATTGCGGCAAAAGACTCGGCACTTTTCGGACTTGCGCCCGGCGGGAGTGCCGGAGCGTCTTTGAAAAGGGCTTCTGCGCGCGCACGCTCATCATCCGCCGCCTTTTGCGCCTCTTCGGCCTTCTTCGCGGCCTCTGCTTCGGCGGCTATTTCCTCGGGTTTCTTTTCCGGGGTCGGTTCTGGCGCTTCTGACGCCTTTTTCGCCGCCTCTTCAGCAGTTTTCGCCAGGATGTCGAGCGCCCCGCTGGCGCTGCCGTCATCTTTAGGGGCTAGCGACTGGCCAAGGATGTCTTGAGCCGCAAGTTTGGCGGCAATCTCGGCGTTGTGGGCTTCCGGATTGTCGAATACTTCTTTTTTCTCGGGTGTTGGTTCAGGCATAAGTGTTAGGTGTTAATTTTTTCTCCGTCGGACCATGCTTTGTCGTCTTCAAGCCGGGGATACGCATCTTCGACTTTCGGTGGGCCGGGCTGTATCACTGTTAGGGACAAAAGGGACTTTAGCACTTCTTGAAATCCGCGAACTTCGCCGCAGCGAATGCAAATTTCATTGGTATCCCCCTTGGCAAGCAGCGATGGCGCAGATGCCGCCAGCTTCGGGACCAGCCTTTGACCGGTGGGGGTGAGTAGGAATGCGCGAAAAATCTCTACGTTTTCGCTATCCCAAGGTAGCTCGTCGTTGGTGATTTCCATAAGTGGTCATGGGGTCATTTGCTCCGGTGGGGGTGGGCCAACCGCAGCCGCTATTGTGTGTCCTTGCGCGTCGTGCTCCATACTTTGCTGTTGTAGCTGAGCCGCTTGCGCGTCGTGTTCTTTGAGTTGGGCAATCGCAGGTCCTGCCTTAGCCAAAAAGGCGAGAATGGGCTTTATTTTGTCCTTCGGTGCGCCCTGGGATTCCCAACGATTCGCGTGCTCATTGACGTGAGCCACAAGCGTCTCGAAAAGTTCCGTGGTCGCAGACCCTTGCAACATCGACGCCGCCGTTTGCTCGGCGATTGGCATCAATATCGCCAGATGAATCTCGTGATTATCGCGAGGGCTGACGGGGACCGGCTGTCCCTGAAGTAATAACGCGAGTTCCATCTGTTGCAGCCTCGTTTGCTCCGCTTGTTCTGTCGGGTCATTCGTAGGCAACAGCACACGGTCAGAAAAATCAGCGCCAACCCGCGCCACAGCGTCTTCCACTTCAAGGGCGCGCTGGTTGTATAGGGGATTTCCTTTTTTCTCATTGGTGAAGGCCGCAATCATTTGGCGTTCCGCAGGTGTTAGGTCACGCACTGTGCCCGCGACGGTCGATTTCGCCAGTTCATCGACTTCAGGCCGGGTCATGTGATTCAGCAGTTCCTTCTGCGCCGCCTTGGCATCGTCTTCGACAGTCTCTGTGTCACAAATCCGGCGCTGCATTGTGGCTACCATAGACACAAACTGCTCCAAGAACCGCGTAATCCGAACGTCTTTGGTCTCTTCTTCCCGAGCCGCAAACAAATCTATTTCAGCTTTCGTGGTGCGCTCGCCGCCGAACTGCCGGGGGCTGGTGTTTCCGATTAACTGGTCGGCTAACAGGGCAAGATACGCATCGAGTTTAAGGAAAGGTTCAATGTTACCGTCAATCTTCTGTTCCAGAACCTTCCAGTTGTCCGGAAGTATCACCATACTGCCGACGACGGACATTTTAAAAGTGTGGATGCGCTTCATGTCCCCCTGGACGATGGCTTTTCCGCTAAGAATGGACCTGTCCACGACTTCGTTCCGGGTCCGGTCAATCATTCCGGCCAGTTCGTATAGGTCCCGGCCAATGCCCTTCGACCCGTGCATCGTGCTGTTGCCCTTTTGGAACGCGAAAAACGTGGCACAGTCCTCCATGCTGTTGAACCGGTCTTCCTTGGTGAAAATTTCAAGCATTTCCGAGCCAGCCATGCGGTAATGACTCACCTTGCCGGTCACTTCACGGACCAAAAGAGTGTAAACTGTGTTGACAGAAGCACCCGCCATGTAGCTCACGCCCACCGTTAGCTCCCGGATGGCGTTCTGATACCACGTTTCAATTGTCCCGCCAATGTTGAGTAGGTCCCGAATCTGCGCCGGGCTGGCCGTGTTGATAGCTTCAATGGTGTTCGTCACGTTCCAACCAAGCGTCTCTGCTGTTTCACGGTCCTTTATCTCCGCGAATAGCTCGTGCGGGAGATACATTTCCTTGAGCACGATGAACTGTGCGTTAGCCGCAAACTGTTTTGCGCCGTCCGGAAGAAAATTCTCGGCCTGGACGAAGACCTTCGGGAACCATGTAAATTCGTCAAGCCACGCAACGACGGTGTGTCCGAACAAAGCGTTGTCGAAGGACAAGTCTTCCACCAGTGTCCGCCAGCCAGGTCGGCTGCGAATGGTTTTGGTAATTACCTCGCGAAATTTTTCCGACTTCTCGGTCGCCTTTTCCCACTTGTTGCTGAGTGTGGCATCGGTCAGATACTTCAGACCGGCCACGGCTTCGCAAAACCGGGGCGCGACTTTTTCCATCCAGAGCGGCAGCGGTTTGGTCGTAAAATTTTGTTTCCACCCGAGTCCCTCGGATTCGAGTCGGGCGCTATCATACGGACGCTCAGCGTTGTATTTCGCGAGGATTCGGCTGTTGACTACTTGTCGGGTTCGGTTCGCCTGGATGATGGTCCGCACCACGTTGCGCGCCATCCCGATGTCTCGGATGGACCGTTGCTCCGGAGTCCCCTTGGCGTTAATCATGGGGGACTGAATAAGACCCCCGGCGGGGTTCATGTTCGCGTTAGTCGGATATACAGACTGAATGGGCATAAGTCCTTTAAACAGTGTGCCGTCAAGGCGATTTACGCCAGATTCGTTTCCAGCGATTGTCCGGGCACTGTTCCATCGTCAGCAACAGTTTGGCGTCAAGCAGGCAGCTACAAATCCCACACTGGTCGCCGATAATCTCCGGCCCCTTTATCCGATGGGGGCATATATTGCACCTGCGCCAACGAAACTTTTCCTCTTCTTCATTCACCAAGATGCGGTATCCCCACAGCCGGACGTAGCAGGTGCGAACCATCGCGAGCAAAAAAAGAATTGGATTGGGGACTTTCATACTGGTGGTATCCGTTTTCGCCAACACGCGCTCGGAAGGCTGTCGTTTTCTACTACGTCGTGGTCAACATGCACGCTGGTCGGAAGGTCTTCCCCGAGTATGGCGCACCCGTGCAATCGTCCATCCTTGGCCCGTCCTCGCCCCAGCACTTCGTCCCGCATTGCACTGAGTGCCGCGCGGCAAGACCCACACCCCTCCGGCAGCGCCGTGTTGTGCGGGCACATGGCGCACACGCTCGCGCGGCGGCTCGCTTCGGCGGCAGTCACCCACGGGATGCGAGGACCGAGTCCCCGGAGAAAAGACATATATTTGAGTATCCGAGTTTTCAAGCTGACGACAAGCGTTTGATGAACCGTGGCGTCGTTGATTTCTGAGCAGTGCGCCGGGTTACGGGAGCACGCCTGTTGTGCCACTTCGGACTCCACGTCACCGATGGGCAACCCGGCGCGTTTGCGATACGCCGACACTCGGGCCATAACATGTGGCCAGCTATCAGCGCGATGAACGCTGCCGTCAGACTCCTTGAAAAAGTATCCCTCGCGCGGATACAGATTGACGTTAATTCGTTTTTTCATAATATCTGAACGTCGTTCCGGTCGTCGAGATAATCCGTTCGGTTCGTGCTGTCGATGTAGCTCCCACCCTTCAGCATCCGCTCGTCGGCCCACCCATCGACACCGTCAGCATCGCCGGGCAGTCCCACGTCGTTGCCCTTCATGCTGAGGACCACACCGGACCCCTTGCGCGCCGCGTAAACGAAAAGTGTCAAGCTGTCGGCCTCGTCCGGCGATTCTTTTCCGGTGCTGACGTAGTCCTTTTTCGTCTGCACTTTCTTTAGCTTGCCGGTCGTTACGAACTTTCGCTGCGTCACCTGGACGGCCAGTTTGCTCAGGTCCATTGACGGACTCAGCAGCAGGTATCCGAATTCCGCATACGCCCGGAGACCGAACCACAACTCGCAGCAAATCCGGCTAAATTCTTCCGAGCACGGCTTGCTGTCTTCCTCCATTAACTTGGTGTCACTTGGGCTGTTAGAATAGTTAACATCGTGGATGGCCGCAGACCAGTCGTGCTTCATCAAGTCCGCGATGCCAGCGCCGTGGCCCGTTCGGTCACACGCGAAATACTCCGGTTTTACCCCGGCGCGTTTGTTGATTCGGACCAACTGTTCCGCCATCACCACGGTGTCGCCCTTGGGCAACAAAAATTGCTGACTCACCTGAAGCCCCCAGCGCGTCGTCGTCCGGCTGGTTGTGTCCTTGAACATTACTGTCCGCCCGTTGGGGTATTCCAGCGTGGCCGGAAGTTTCATACCCGTAGCCCGTCCCCACAACCCCAGCGTGTAAGGAGCGCCAGCGCCGCCCTCAAGTGCCAAGTCGCACGAGGCTACGGGCACTGGTTTGTCGAGCCAAATAAATTCCCCTTTCATGCTACTCAGCATACCCGGCGGAATAACGGCTAACTCAATACCCTGCGGCGGATACGCTCCGCGTCCCATCGTGTAATACCCTGGCGACTGACGGCCCCCGGCGTTGCGCGCGATGGCTTCCAGCCCGGCCTTGGTTTGCAGTCCGGGATACACCGTGCGGCCTTGCACCACGTTCTCGCTCTGCTCTCCATCGAGCCGGAGCACGTCCCAACCCCGGACGGACTTCCACCGAAAATGTTTGTCAAGGTCAAAGCTTTCCCACCCAAACGGCGGCTCCGCGCGCTGACCCACTTCGTCTCGCTGGTTACGCGGATTGTATGCGCCGAAAATCTTGAACCCAAACACTTCCCCGTCTTCCTGGACTTGGCTGAGGACGTTGTCGATGTCGCCCCAGACTCCCGCCGGAATGTTTTCGATTTCGTCAAGGAACAAAAAAAGCCTTGACAGGTTTCCAAATTTGTAGTGCGGGGTCGGGCGCGGCACCCGCTTTGTTCCCTGGATGCGGCCAGCCTTCTTCGTCTTGCCGACTGGGATTACTAACCCTTTTATTGCGCCAGTCTGGTTGCGTCGGGACTTCCCGATGAATAGCTCTCCGACTTCTCCGGGCATGGGCAGCGTCGCCGTGCTGTGCAGCCGGACAAGGTGGGAAAAAAGGTTCGTTTCCAAGTGGTCCTCACTCGGCCCGAGCACGCGCACCGTGGTGAACTCCGGGTCGCGGATGTATTCCAAAAACAGCCGAACGCCCATGCTATAGGACTTGCTCATGCTGCCCGCGCCCATAATGAGTCCTTGGTTGCTGGTGTCATACAGCTTCCAGATGTCCCGACTCGACTTTGGCTCGGGATTGAAAAGTGTGGGTGTCCAGAGTATCTGCGCCGCTTCTTCCGGCGCTTCGGACTCAAGCAGGACGTGCAAGTAATTCTGCAACACCGGCAGGAACTTCGCCGGGTTATCGTCGGCGAGTTTCAGGGGGATGTTGCACGCGTCCGCGATAGCTAGCGCCGCGTCCCGCTTGTGCTCCTTATGCACCAGCCGGGCCACTTCAGCGGCAAGCTTGGCTTCTGGTCCTGGTGGCAGCACGGGTATGTTAGAGCGGTCGCCCGCAGTGCAATATCACATCAGCGTCATGGACGTTGGGAAAATCCACCAGCGACGCGGATTGCCACCCCACTTCGTGGAAGTGCCGAAGCAGCGGGGCACCTTTGCGCCTGTATTGCGCGGGCGATAGCCCAAAGTTCATGGTTGTCATCGGGCACAACCATTTTACGCCTGCGGCTTCTGCGGCCAACCGGGGATGCTCTCGGGCGTCATTGGCGAAGAGAGAAAAGGATTTGTGACGCGCGGCGTTGCGGACGGAGAGTATTCGGGGTTTCCAGCCGCGCGCAGACCATGACCGGACCCACAGACTGAGTAACATAGCCTGGTTGCTGTCGGCGTGCTCGCTACTGTCGAAGTAAGTGTAAACATTCATGAAAATGGTAGCGGAGACGGGAATTGAACCCGCAATTTTTGGTTATGAGCCAAACGAGATACCGTTTCTCTACCCCGCGCTACCAAACAGTGCGCACGCTGGGGACTGTTCGGGAAAACAAAAGAGGCCGGAAACAAACAGTCCATGTGAGCCTCGGCCTCAAGGAGCCGGGGTGTTCCCCAGCCCAGAGTGATAAAAATGATGAACAATGTTTAAACACTAATTTGTCATAAATCCCTCTCTTTCATGTATGTCATAACGGTGACTTCCGTCGCTACTCTGTGAAGACAGAGTTTCAAATTGGTCCGGGGTGCGAGACTTCAACTTCGCGTCTCCCACATTGCATTGTGGGTGTCCTGGGTTTTAGACGACCCCCGGTTAAAATTCATTTGCTTTTGCAGCGCCCGCCCTTGCAGTATCCTGGCTCCGCGCCGTTCTGGATTCGGGCCAGCCGAAGCTGTGCGTCCTGCGCAGCCTTTTGCTTGGCCTCTTCAACCACTTTGGATTTGCGGCTGGTCTTGGGACCGGCCTCGTATGTAAAGTTCAGATTCATTGTTTGTTCTTGCTGTTGTTGTTCTTGTTGTGGTTTGTGATTATCATCCGCACGTTCTGCGGTTTGAAAGGTCGGCCCGAGCGCGTGCGCGCGTCCATCGCGTTTAGCAACCGCGCGATGTTAGAAAAATTTGCACCCTTGTTGTGCTGCTCGATAATGTAGGACAGCAGGGGGGCTTCTGCGGCACAATGGCCATAAGGCTTCGTGCCCTCGCACCGCCCGCCGGACGCCTTGATGCGTTCCCGCGCCGCGCGGAGTTTATGCACCACCATCGTTTTCTCCCACTGCGCCAGCGCTCCCATGATTTGGCGGATTAGCACCCGCGTCGGGTCGCCGCCGTTCTCGGCCATGTTGACTAATGCGCCCTGGTCGGCGCTGAACACCTGGATGTTGCGCTTTCGGCACTCCGCGAGCAGCACTTCGGACACCATCAGGTCGCGCGCGAGTCGGTCCATGCGTTCGACCACAATGCCTACTATAAGACACTCCCGGCACTGTTCAATAAATTCAATTAGCTCAGAAAAAGCAGGTCGGTCAAGACCCTCAACCGCCCCTGAGACCCCACGTTCCTGAAACTCACGGTGATTCTTCAACCCTTGAATTCTGCAAAAGTCTTCAATGGCGCGCTCCTGCCGGTCGAACCCGTCGCCCTCGACTTGACCCTTGCTACTCACCCGGAGATAACTTACTACATTCATACGACCACTATAGAACGAACCCGCGCCCCAGTCAAGCGTGACTTTCACGGTGCGCAATATAGGGGAATCCCCTACGGCTTAGCCAATTCGTCGGCTGCGGCGGGCGCAGGCGGCGGGTCAATCTTTACCCCAAGAATGAGCGCGGCCTGGTCGAGCAACGGCTGCACTTGCGCTTGAGTCGCGGCGTCAGCAGCCACGAAAGCGGTGGAAAAATCCTTGAAATTATCGTGCTCAAGTTTGGCAATAAGCTGCCCGGCGGACTTCAAAATGGCGTTGACAGTGTCCGACAAGAACTGCGAAGCGGGCAACTTCAGATTGCCTTGGTCATCCAGCGCGGTGCCGACGAAAAGTTGCAGCCCCTTTTGCAACGCGGGGGAAAGCTGCGCAATGTCGGTGTCGTCGAAAGTTACTTGGTCGTTGAGTATTTTCATGGGACTTCGATTAGTAAATAACTGAAGGTGGATGTATCTAGTATGTTGTCGGACGTAATTGTAAAACTCGCCCCAGCACTAACAGTGTATGTAATAGCAGTTCCGATAGTTCCGCCGGATGTTTTTCTAGTCAGAATGACGATGGTGTTCGCCGTCACGGTGGTGTTGTTCACCGTGACTGTGCCTGCAATAAGCGTTGCATTACCGGCCCGCTGATTGGTGCCACTGGCGACACTGAGTGTTTTTGCCGTGGCCAACTTGCAATCAGAAGACGTAAATCGCATGACTTCTGTAGCATCTGCGCCGAGCACCATATCGCGGGCCGTTCCCCCGCCGGACCCCTTTTCGGTCCAAAGTTGAGCTACGTTGGAACCCCATTTGAAATCAAGGCGTTCAAAATTAGTGGACGACGTGAAAGTGTTATACAGGTTGAACTGCTGGGCGAGGGTCCCACTTCGCAATGCAAGAATGTTAGCCGCATCCCGAACAAGAAAAACATCTGAATTGCTAAAATCTACACACAAACGGTCAGCATAAACAGTAGATGGCTGACCAGAATTAAGATTTAGTTGAATTGATTTCCCGCCCAAATTTACTTGGAACCCTTGATTAGTCCCTTGTATAGTAACCTGAGCAGATGTAATATCCCCTAACAACAAAGCCGCAGACTTTTTTACGGAAAAAAAACTGGTCCCACCGACTTGAAAATCAGCCAACAAACTAGACGCCGAACTCGCGGTATCTGTGGCGTTTATTTTGAATGCTGTTGGTGTCCCAGTTGTATTCCAGACAGGCGCAAGACTGAATAAAGACTGCGCTCCTGTTCCAACCAACAAGCCACGAGTAACTCGAACAGCCGATTGCGAAACATCTGGTTGCGAAAATCCCCTAAACCCACCGCTGCCTTGGCCCATCTGCATAACTGTTAGTAATCTCCCCCGTGCGCGATGATACGGAAGTTGTTCGCGATTTCCGTGCTAGCACCGAGTCGCCAAGTGCTCGGAAGCGTGATGACAGGCAGTCCGTCCGTCCGGACAAGTTCGGTCTGGAACGACGCAACAGTCGTGCTTGCCGTGACAGCGGTTACTAACACTTCCGTCCAGAGATGCCACGTCCCGGTGCCGGGGTCAACATACAAACTAATAGCGCCTGCGCTAGTCGTGACTGTCGCCTTGATGGTGATGAACTCGATACGAGTGCCGTTGGTGCCGCCTGTGACAACGGCGACAATAGTGCCGGTCCCGTCACGGTTGGTGTTGGCGGCGCTGACCGTGGCGACTGCGACGACAGGCGTGAGTGTGAAAATTGGGGATGTGTTAGCTGCCATAGGTTTTGTTATCGAAAGCTGTTGTAGTTAAATACTTTGTTGCCGGGGGTGCCAGAGTCCACGTAGGTCTTGGTCGCGGCGTCCTGGGCTGCGGTAGGATTCCCCAGTCCGATTATTTTGTTGGTGCCCATCGCTATTGCACCGGACATGGTTCCACCCGCGAGATTCAGTTTGAGCGCGAGGCCAGTATCAACGTATGTCTTGTTTGTAGCGTCGCCACCAGCGACAGGAGCAGCAAGACTGGAAATTTTAGCAGACCCCATGTCAAGAGTGTTTGTAGCGGTAATCAACCCCGTTGCTCCCGCCACAGAAAAAACCACGGTTGCTGTGTCCGAATTGCGAATACTAAGACCCGTGGGACCTGGTCCATCAACTTTAAACCCGTCCTCTACTTGAACAAGACCGTCCAATATGTCCACACCATCATTCGCTAAAGTGACGTGGTTTCCCGCCAGTATTTTTAATGCAAAAACACCGCCGGACATAAAAGAAGCCGTTCCACCCTGGTCTAATATAATTGAAGGAATCCCAATAGGACCAATTTGCGCTGATAAAACAGACATTATTTGTGACCCAATATCATAAATAAACCCACTATCAGAACCAAGGACGCCTCCGCTGTTTAACAACACTTCTTTATCTGCCCCTGGAAGGGTGGAACTAAGTTTTGTAGCTAATCCGGCATCCACGTAAGTCTTCGCCGCTTTCTGGCTAGGATATAGCGTATCAGAATTAGCGGCGAAGGTTCCATCAATTGATTTATTAGCTACGTTCTCCGGGGTGAAGCCAAGGCTGTTTTGTTTCGTGGCTAGCCCCGTGTCGATGTATGTCTTAGCTGCCTTTTGACTTGGATAAAGTGTGTCACTGTTAGCAGCAAAGGTCCCATCTATCGACTTATTCGCGACATTCTCCGGCGTAAATCCGAGCGCAGCCTGTTTAGCGTTGAATGTGTTCCAGTCAGCGCTGCTGATATATCCATCATGCGTGGTGTCGGCCAGCGTGATGGTAAACGCGCCGGTCCCGTTGTTGTAGTTGAGTGGCGCACTAACACTGAGAGATAATCTAGCCTGAGTCGCGATGTCAGAAAAAAGTGCAAGCGCAAAACCCCCCACTGTGACGCCGTCATGGGTGTAAAGCCGGTGAGTATCCGTGGCGTAAGTTACTTCACCTTCGACGCCAGTGAACGCGGCGTTGGCGGCAGCGGTGCCGCGTCGAAATTGTGTTTGTGTTGCGCAGGCCATAGTCCGTTAGCAAACCGGGTCAGTCAGTTGACCCCACTCATTGAACACGCACGCAGCTTCCGTCACGAATCTCCAATCATTACTCACGCACACGGCTTGGGACAAAAATCCCCAGTCGTTGTCCGAGGGTGGGGGAACACCGCCGGGATGCTGCCGGTGTCGAAATGCCTGGTTACTATTCTGAACTTGAATCATATCAGAAAGAAGTCAATGCAGACCAGACAGAACGGAGCCAGCGAAGCACTCGCTGACGAAAAGTAATCGGTGTGGGGACAGCGAAAATCGGTTCGGGAATTTCCCGAAGCAACTCAACGATGGACTCTGTCACCAGCGGATGGACGACAACAGCCGGAGCAGCAACCGGCGTGCGGCACGAAATAGGCCGCGCTGCTCGGGAGGCTGGAAAAATCGCAAGCATGGATTCATTCACGGACTCCCGGCGGATGTCCGATACGCGACAATGGTGCCGCTGGCCAAATCGAAGCCGGTGATGTTGCCATACAGCCGGTCGCCATTGCTCAAGGTTTTTCCGGCGAGTGAGCCGGTGGACGTTCCCGGTTTAAACGTGACACTGTTGAACACTACGTCGCCGCCAATCGCGTGCAGCACCCACCAATCACCGGTCGCCGTTGCCGGGCCGGTAGTGATGTCATTGCCTCCCAGGCCAATGCCGGTGCAGAGCGTGGCCGCAATTTTCCAGAGCAGCTTTTGCGCAGCGTCATCGAAGCGCGGAAAAAAGGTGCTGAAAAAATTCGCCATACGCTTAGTATGTGCCCGGACCCGTGCCAGCGTCGGACACCGACACCAGCAATGTCAGCAACGTGCTGAATGGCGCGTCACGCAGGCTGTCCTTCAGCGTGGGACCCTTGGACCCACAAGCACAGCGAAACCCAGTGGTTGATGCCTTGTTGTCGAAGACCTTTACCAGTTGGTCGATAACAGTTGCGTCGAGGGGCTTCTCGTAGTTACCGGCCATGTAGGTGATAACAGATTGGACAATTGCCCTGTGGGTGGTGCTCAGAACAGCCATAAATTTTTCTCTTGGTTATTGTTGTCGTCGTCCTTAAACAGTGCCTGTTTATGGCGCAAGCAGCAATTGAAGAAAAGCATCCGGGGCCTTGGCTTGGGGCGATAGCTTGGCGGACTCTTGCAACAACAGCAACTTGCCATCGCTCGGACAGGCGTCGCCCGAGAAGGCCCACTGGACATTGTGGACAACGCAGAACGTATTCACGGCTCGGGCTGGGACGAAAAACGTGACCCCGCTGTCGAACAGCCCGGTAACAATTCCGACAAGCTTGCCGGAGCGGTCGGAAAATAACCCACCGCCGGAGCACCCATGTTGAACTACCGCGCTGGCCTGGTCGATAATTTGCCACGGAAATTCCGGGGAACTAACACCGACTTGGGACACGACGCCGGAACTAAAGCTGCCTTCCAACTTGGGACCTGAGAAGTTACCACAATGGAAAACCCCAGTGCCGACAGGGAGTATCTTGGTGCCGTCGAACGCGGATGCCGAGAAAAAGTTAGCGGGGGCTTCGAGCCAGAGCAGCGCCAAGTCGAGGGAGCTATCCCGGACGAGGACGTGCGCAGAAAAGTTGATGGTGCCTGCTTTGCGTCCGTCGAGCCGGATTACCTGACTCACCTTGACAGTGTTATCGGCGCGGACAACATGCGCGGCGGTCCAGACGAATAGCCGGGGGCAGTCGTTCGGGTTGGTCTTCCGGATGATTACTCCGGAGCCAAAGGACTTGGAACTTTCGAGCAGCACCGTGGACTTCTGTGCGCGCTCAAACCGGCCCAACCAGTGGGTTTGTTCGCGCCACGCAAAGGCAACTCCGACGAGGATAGCGGAGAAAATGAAGAAATATTTTTTCATACTTGATGGAGTAGAGGACAAATGGACAGCGTGCCGGGACTGATTTCCCAGTGACGCGCATTGAAAAGACTCACGCCCCCGGCGGCGAACGCCGCGCACACCAACTCGGAACAGAACCACCGTTTGTTTTCTTGGTCGCCGTCAGAGTAGCGCGACTGGTTACACGCATCCCGGCACTTACAAGTCCCGGCCCTTGGTTTGAGTGATAGCACCATAAAAAATTGGTGGACCGTATCGTGGCCCGCTACGCTTGGTGGTCGAGACCAAGACTGGACAACTTTTACGACTGAATCGGAGACGTGGGCGTCAGCGCAGTCGTGAGATTGCTATTCACGACATTGACGGCATCGGCCTGGGCCTGGACTTCGGTCTCGGGGACCCCGGTCTTGGCGGCGTTCAGCGCGACGATAATCGCAGCGGAGTTAGTGTTCAGCGCGGTGACGGCATCCTGCAAGTTCTTTAAAGCTCCCATAAGTATTTTCTCCTGTTGTTTTTGAATTTTCCAGACACACCCCAAGGTCAAAACCACAGTGACAATTAGCAGCGTGTCCATCTGCTATAATGTGCTCGTTTTTATCCCACGGGGCAAACATTTTTTACAACAAAGGCGGCGGAAAATTCAATCGAGCGAATTCTCCGTGAAGCTCTTTGGCTTTAATGTCCCACGCTCTTGCCGCAGATTCTTCTTCGGCGAAGAACCCCACAAAATAACGCTTCTTTTGAAAATAAATTTCAGCCCTCCACTTCTCATAAGCCGAATCAAAACTCACCCCCTTGAAACGAGACGAGGATTTCCCATTCATGCGCCTCTTTTTACTGTTTGTTGCTTGCTGTGAACCTGTCGCATATCTCAGATTTTTTCGTTGGTTGTTCCAAGGATTGCCATCTGCATGGTCAACAGTCAGACCAAAAAACGGATAGGGCAAAATGTCGTGGTGCATCAATCTATTTTCCCACCGGCCATCCGAGTGTCGCAGATTCCTAGCCGGTCGAGGCTCTTGATTTTTATCCCCAGACCGGCCCCAAGGAAACCAAACAAAAGAAGACAGCCGGGCATAATCGGCGTCATCAACCAAAGCAACCCTCCCGCCACTTCGCATTTTTATTTCTCTCATACTCTGATATAGAGTGTGCGCAACCCCCATAAAAAGAAACCTAAAAATAACACAATGTTTAAAGGAGATTCTCGATGTCTGAGTATTAAAACCAGATACTTTCAGTAAGCGGAGGCCCCGCGTGCATCCCCCCCATCGGGTTTTTGGCGAATTTTGCACAGGGTGGTCGGAACGCTACACCGAAGACTAGACCCCGCGCGGGTCGCGGAGCACCGGTCCGACCCAGCGATTTACTGGGCTACAGCGATTCCGTCGATAGACTGTAGAGCGTTAACGTTAACGCCAGAGGGGTGCGTGAGGCTCACGCATAATGCGTGAAAATCACGCAGTGGTTGGGGGTGGTCGAGTGGATTTCGCTTACACAACCTGTTGGGGTGTGCCGGTCTAGTGGCACTAGGAGGTCCAGACACTACAGGTTGTGGGTCGAAATGAAAAACGCCCGGTGAGTAGTTCCGGGCGTCGGGGTTACAGTATCCAGCTACTCGCTATGGGGCAGCCCTACGATGTTTGTGTCTGCCCAGTTTCAATTCGGCGCGTGGGCCACTGGTTGAACAGCTTGTTGTAAACGGAGCGGTTCAGAATGCAATTGGTGCGCCACTGCTGGCGCTCGCCATCGGTGCAGACCACGTCCACGCTGCTCGAATGTCGGCTGTCGCGGCCTTCAGCACTTCGATAGTTTGGTCAGTCATCACGTTTATCCTTTCAACCATACCGACATCGGAACGCCTGCGCGTGTGCTGGCCTTGACTGAGCGCGACTTTTGGGCGCTGAACCCTCTGCGGCCCTTCGGCGCAAAGTTAGTGAAGATACCCGTGGCTTTCTCGCGGGCCTGATGTTCTTTCAATTGTTCGTCGTATGATTTACTCATGCCGCCAATATGCCACGCGGCGTTTAAACGCGCAACTACAAACTGCGTGCGGACTTACTGTCCGATAGATAGGGGAATCACCTAGCTGTGCTTTACTGTATTGCCTCGCGTCAATTCGCTCATACAGAAGACTGGGATATGCTCCCGTTCAAGTGAGGCACAGCTATTGAAATGGGCAGGTGTAGCCGAGCACAAACCCGGCGACGGTGAACAAGAAAAACAACCAACAATCAATCAGCGCTTCAGCCATACTCAGTGGTTGTCGTCATCGTTCGGGTGCTCGGGACCCTTCCGCGATTGCTTCGTCAACTCTTCAGCCTGGGCAAGCTGAGCGTCGAATAACTGTGCCCGTGGCGTAGCGCTCGCGCGAACCGCAGCGAGGCCAGCACTAATCTGCGCGTGCAAATCTCCGGCTGCCACTTCGCTGTCGCCGCTTTCCTCTTTACGCTTCGCGCGGTCTTGCGCGGTATCGTTGAGCGCCATGTATGTTAGGGCTTGTGCCTTCTCCAACGCCGACGCAAGGTCAGCCAGCGCACGCGTCGTGAGTTTCTTTGTGGTGTTGCCAATCTTGTCGGTGGTGCCCACGAAAAGGTAATCTTCAAACTCAGTTTCATTTAGCGCAGTGAGCCGGGTAATCACACGCTGAATGAACAACCGCATACGATGGGCCTGCACGAAGTTGAGCGCTCGATTGATTCCGCGCTCCACGTCTCCGGGCTTTGTGGATTTCTTCAGCGCGAGGATGGGACCAAGTTTGTTTGTCCAACCCTCTTCTTCAGCCATGCGCAGCACGGCAGCCGAAGGCACGTCGAGTGCGTGCGCCGTCCTGGCGATGTCGCCTGTGAATGTGGCGAACAGCAGGAACGCCTGCTCACGGTCAATTGGGATGGTCTCGATGGGTATCATGGCTTGTTCAGCTTCTTGCCAGCGACTCGGGGATTGTTGGGGTGGGCAGTCGCCCAAGCGTATCGCTCAGCACGGCGAGATTCGCCACGCGCCTTGCGGTTCAGCGCCCGGACATCAGCAGGCATCCGGCGGAACAACGCATCGTCAACTTGTTTTGCAGAATCATCAGGCATCCGAGAAAAGAGTGCTGCGCGCCAGCCGCCCGCGCCATCCTATAAGCACTCCCACTATTCCCTCGCGGTCGTTCCATTAAAAGGGGTATATAGTATAGTGTAATATATGTGTGTGAATATTTTATAGATTATCTTTATGTATCAGTGCCCTTTATGGGGGCGACCCCAAAGGTATAGTGGGAGTGCTAGGAGTAAAATTCTTGGCCTAATACGATTTTGATTGACATCCGGATGCTTTGCCTACACTATCTCTCAGAATATGAACGCAACTGCGCGATTGCTCGATAGTATTACGGAATGGCCACAGGACCCGGACCTGGAAACTCGGCTGAAGCAAATCAGCCATTCCGGGAAGACAATCCACAATTGCTATTGTGGGTTCGGCGGCATCTGGCAGGTCAAGCTGTTCATTGGCGGGGAGCAACGAATCATCGGCGAAACGTTCAACGTCTTACGGGCGGTGCGCTTCGCGGATATGGCCTTGGTGTATTTCGCCAAATATCGAACCCGCCGGAAACGTCCCATCGTTGACTCAGACCTAAATTTTTCCCTTCGCTCAGCGTTGCGTGACCTTGACGCGGTGCCCCAGGCGAAACAAATTTTGGTGTCGCTAGAGCAGGCGCTCAGTCTTCGCGGCCTAATCTCCGATAGTGCTGTGGTGAGTGATGTCACGGTGGACAACCGGCCTGCCGACCTGTTGGCAAAACAAATGGCGGTCCATTTTCGCCAGTTCGGTGTTGATGTGCTCCGAGCGCGAGCGTTGTTGCACACCAACGAATCACAAAAGATAACGCTCGACATGCTTGATGAAAACATTCGACAGACTCGAATTATCCTGGCTGGGATTTACTCCGCACTGAGCAACAACGACGGGGGATTATCAACAGCGAGTAGCGCCGCGCTACGAGCTTCTCTTAAATCCAATGAGTGACAAGTCTGAAATTTACGCTGGTAACAGCAACGCCCGAATGATTCATGCCGCCGTTCGCCGATGTGAAAAAGCCAGACGGCAACAACAAAAAAATCATGAGCAGCAACCACCAACACAACAAACCAACGCCACACCCGAGCCACAAACACCTGCTTGCGGTGCTGATGCGAATTGAATCCCGGCTGAAGTCGCTTGAGGCTCGGGTCTCGGACATGGCCCGGCAACCAATTGTGATATACCCAGCTTCGCCAATTCCGCCCGGCATCGTGACGAGTCCCGGAGTTTTTCCTACCGGCCCAACTACACCAATGCCAGAACCATGGGTGCCGCCTTACACCATCACCTGCGAACACAAACCAACATTATCATGACTATTAAAGAATCCTGCAATTATATCCGCACTCAACTGCGCAGCATCGGACGCCAAGTCCTCAGCACCCGCGTGGAATCTTCCGAACGAATCGCCGAACCCGGCGTTGACCGTGGTGAAGTCATCGCGAATCTAACACTGAGCTACCGCCACGTCGAAGACGCAATCATGCGGCTCGGCAAGGCGATACAAGCTATTGACGGCGGGGTCAGTTGCTATGATATGGCGCAGCCCGGCGCTGATTGCACTGTTGGACCAAAACGAGATGATGCGGCGGCGGAAGCCAAACTGACCGCACTTCGCGCCGACATCGACCGCATGGCTGAAGAGTCAAAACAAGAACAACAACATCCTTTTCATTCCGTCCCGGCCAAAGCCTGTGACTCCAAATCCTATTCACCCTAACTAACAACCAATACCCACCAATACATTATGAGCAACAACAATAACAAACCCAACCTGACATCTGAAGAGGCAATGCAACTCGCGCAGTCGTATGCGCGCTTTGAGTATCTCCGCAACGCAACCATCAAGCAGCCCAAGGATGATGCCGAAATTCGTGGCCTGACGGAATACATGGCCAACACGTTCATCAACCACGCGAACGAATTCATCGGATGCTGGTTCGGCGTCAAGAATGAATACGAGCCGCTGCTCAACATCGTGGCCCAAGCCGCGAGCCGGGTCTCGGGCATCCTGGCGCAACATGCCGCCGCGCGTGCCGCTGGTCCGGCACCGGAGCAACAGGCACCCACCGACAACAAAATTGTGCCCATCGGAGGCTAATGACCTACACGCTGACAGAAGAGAAATACGCCGCGCTGCGAGAATCCAAATCGGCGGCGCGGCGCGCAGTCGTCAAACGCTTCGGCGAACTGGTGAAGCATCATGCACCTATTGAACGCAGCGCAGCCCGCGAACTGTGCAACTATCCGGGGGATTACTTTTCCGGCCCGGCGCTGCGGCTCATACTCGACACACTTGAAAAGGAATTCTCGTGACCACTAGCGTTCAAGGAAGCCTGATTAAACAGGAATACGTCGTCGGGTTCAACTTCGTCCGCGCGCCCGAGCCGAACGCGACGACACGGGTGGTGCTGATACGCAAGCGCCGCCCGGAATGGCAAGCAGGCAAGCTCAACGGTATCGGAGGACATGTTGAACCGGGAGAAACCCCACTGGCTGCGATGGCGCGGGAGTATCTCGAAGAGACGGGCGAGCGCATTTTCGACCCCGCTGGGCGACCGGCATGGGAACTTTTTCTGACTCAAGAGTTCGACGAGGCTATCGTGCATTTTTTCAAATCAGAAAACATGTGGACTCACGCCCGCACCATGACGGACGAAGAAATTTGTGTGGTTGCCCTCACCGACGACTTCACCGAGCATCTCGTTTATCTTCCGAACCTATGCTGGCTGTTGCCAATGGCCCTGCACACCGACGACGGCGGATACCTGCGCTACAAATCATGCACCCACTAACACAGATACGTCTCCAATCACTGCCGCTGTATCTCGACGGTAGCGATGGCAGCATGTGGCCTGTCAACGATGTCCCAGGCCATTGGCACCTTTGCTTGACAGACCCGGCTGCCGCTGCCCGGCGGTTTGTGCGGGTCTCGGACCTGATTGATGTTATCGAAGCAGTCAGTAAATCCCCTAGTAAGTCGCCGGTAGAAATTCCAGTTGACCGCCCTCCGGATGGTGCTACATTAGCACCATGACTGATACAACATATATTCCGAGAGTAATAACGGCGGGCGGAAAGCGCCTGGAAATCGCGGTGGGTTTGTGCTCCTTCATTGGCAACCACATTGCTGCGTCGGCTCGTGTCAAAGAACTTCGGGCTTCGTTCAAGCAGCAGGGGCTGCCCTACGTTGTTCGCCGATTCAGTTGCAGTATTGTCACATATCGTTGAACGTAAACTCGACACCCTTGTCTAAATCACCATGAGTAAATCATGTTACTTCGAGACCCTGAGCGAGTCGATTGTCGCGTTGCACGCCAACATCATTGACGCCGGTGCCGAGATAGCTCCGGATTGGTCCTGCAATATCTACGACAAGGGCCACGTCGCCTATGGCACCACTCACACCTTCGACTGGCCCATCGTCAGTCTCAAGGGTAAACCCACCCGGAAGTATTTTCACGCGTCCATCTATCGCATGGACTCCGGGAGATATGAAGTGACCAGCTACATTCTTTGAACGAAACACAACCACCACTGTCTAATACTGCGATGACGACCAAGTTATATCACAAAGACATTTTCCTCCCGGCGAACATCTTGCACTTCGACTTCGGTGCCAGCTACCGTCTCGCCTACTCCCGGCACGCCATGCTCGAAGCACTGCGCGATAAACTTGGGACAGTTACGCGCCCGCCGAAGTGGGTTGACTTCAGCGACGCGCAAGTAATCGAAGCGGAGATTACCAACGACACCGACATCACGAAACTCGTGGTCCGGCTGCCCTACGATAACACCCGCGACATTATTCTCGTGCTGCGCAATTTTCACGACGGTGCTGCCATCGTCGTCACGCTCTGGACGAATGCCATCGACGACACCCACGCCACCCTCGACCGGTCAAAATACGCGACATCGTGAGTGCCACGCAGAACAACAATCTGGAAATTGTCCGTTCGGTCATCTTGGGCGAAGTCCGGCATCGGGTCGTCAAGCGCCGGGCTGACATGACCTACTGGTATATCAGTGAGTTTAGAGATGAACAAGGTCGTTGGTTGCCAATGACCGTGCAGAATCAAAACGGGCGACAGGTCAGTGCAGAGAAACTTTTTCACGACACAATAAATCCGAAAAATGAGTGTTAGAATCTATGCAACCGCGAGGCTGGTCACGGCGCAGGACCTGTTGCACCAATTCGACAGCCTGCGGCAGCAAGCGCAACGGCTAACCGGCGAAGTTTTTCCCGAGCACAGCCGCATCCGTGACGCCCTCACATCGGTCATGGCAGAAGAAATTGACAGTCAACAACAACAGAAGGACGATAAATAATATGGCACGCAATAGCGGACAACCAGCGCGCAACCTTTTCCCCGGCCACAATGTCGGCGCAGGCAAGGGCGACGCCCCCCGGACCAACCTGGGTTCCCCGAACTGGCGCAATAATTACGACAGCATCGACTGGTCCGGCAGTTGCACCGGCTTCCGGCGTGACGGTCGCAAGCTGGTCAAGCGATACGGCTGCCTGCGCGCCAAGCCGGACGATATTCAATTCGACGTGACCTGTAGCGAATGAACCCCATCGTCCACGATTTACCTGGCAAGCTTTGGTGTGGCCCGGCGGTGCTCGCCGCTATCACCGGACTGAAGACCAGCGCGTTCGAGCACCTGAATGATGCCGGGAAGTGCGGCATAAGCGTTGTGCGTGAGACCCTCCGGCTGCACGGGTATTCTATGGTGCAAGGCGCGAACCCCGGCCCGGACTATCGGCTCGACGATTTTGATGAACTGACTTTGTGCATCGTGGACCCCGGTGCCGGGCATTGGGTGTTGGTGCAGAACGGCATGTTAGTCGATAGCGGTAACCGCATACCCACGCCGATAAAGTCAACCCGATTCGCAGACAGCGAAGTCCGATTCTGTTACTACATTACTAAATTATGAAATACATTATTTTCGACAACGGCGGCGTGCCGAGCCTGGTAATTTTCGACAGCATCCGAGACCACTCTGACATGGCTACGCGCATCGGCCTGCCGGTCACCAGTGCGGGCAGGGTGTCCTTTGAACTTGGGGGATGCGTTGCTGGCAGTATCTCGCTAAAACAGACTCATTCTGTGGTGCAGTCGTTGCAAGACGAATCTGTTGTCAAGCAACTCCAAGAGTATGTTTAACAGGCGAACCTTTTTCCGGCGAACGGTTGGTGCGGCGCTCGCAGGCTTTGTATCTCCGTTAGTGGTGAAGACAAAGCCACGGTGGGTCATTCCCATACTTTACCGCCGTGCCGTTGTCGCCAAGTATTACGACGGCGCTCCGCCCTATGACAAAGTAGAACTTGAGCGCACCGGGCTTGTGTGGCGTTGCAACCGAACATTTACCAGATTATGAAGTGTCCGCACTGTGCCAACGAACGTGACAACCACGTCCTGAATTTTTGCACCATCTGCGACACTCCGCATCAAGACATCCTGTGCGGCAACCCGGCCTGTGCCAAAAGATTTTCTCATGAAATTACCCAAATTAAAGAATCCGTTCCGAGCATTGAAGAAGTTGCGCCTTGAGAACAAAAGGTTGCTGGATGAAAACACCGTGCTGGCGTGTAACAACGCCGCATTGAAAAGTCAGCGGGATACGTGGCGATTTATTCGCGACAATATCCCGAACGAAGACGCGGCCCGCGAGACTTATAGCCAGCGTCAAGCGATGCAAACCCAGACAATGCGGCTCAGCCAAGCGGAGGAATTGGCGCGTGAACGTATGTTAGCCCAGCGTGACAGTCGTCCACTGCTGCCACGCGAAGCAGAATCAGAATTATGACTCAGCCATGCCTGACGGGGTTTGTTGATACTATTATGATTTGGCCCTGCGCGGAAGACTTTGTCGAAGACATCAACGGAGCCACAACGGGCAACCGTTTCCGCCAGCCTGACGCGCTGTTGGTGGGATTTATCGGAAAAGTTTTTCGGATAACCGAGTCAGTAAAGTGCCGGTTTGTTCCGTGGGTAGCCGAACGACGGATACGAAGTATCCGGAGAGCTAGGGGATTTCCCGAATCCCCCGAAGGGGGATTTCCCACTTGCGACAACCTGGGGGTGTGATACATTGCTACAGGTAAGGGAACAAACCCGAGCCACGAACAACTGAAAAAATATGAGCAAAAAACATTTTGAAACTGTCGCCCGCAACATCAAAACCCAAGTGGAACGCGTCCAAGCCATTACCGCCGCCCATCCCAGCGCTGCGTCTCTCACGATTGAAAATCTCCACGCGTTGGCTGCCCGCCTTGCGCATGACTTTGCCGTGGAAAACCCTAAGTTCCAGTCTGCCCGGTTCCTCGCCGCCTGCGGATTTTAATTGAACGATATTACTACAACACTGTCAAAATATCATGAAAATTTTTAACAGATTTACGGGAAAAGAGTTGTTCGACACAGGCAGCGCGAACTTGAGCGGTGCGGACTTGCGCTGCGCGGACTTGCGCAGCGCGGACTTGAGCGGTGCGGACTTGAGCAGCGCGGACTTGAGCAGCGCGGACTTGCGCAGCGCGGACTTGCGCAGCGCGAACTTGCGCAGCGCGAACTTGAGCGGTGCGGACTTGCGCAGCGCGGACTTGCGCAGCGCGAACTTGAGCAGCGCGAACTTGAGCAGCGCGAACTTGAGCGGTGCGGACTTGCGCAGCGCGGACTTGCGCAGCGCGGACTTGCGCAGCGCGGACTTGCGCAGCGCGGACTTGAGCAGCGCGAACTTGAGCAGCGCGAACTTGAGCGGTGCGGACTTGACGGGTGCGGACTTGCGCAGCGAGAACTTGTGCAGCGCGGACTTGAGCGGTGCGAACTTGAGGGGTGCGGACTTGCGCAGCGCGAACTTGAGCGGTGCGGACTTGCGCAGCGCGGACTTGCGCAGCGCGGACTTGCGCAGCGCGGACTTGCGCGGTGTGGAGTGGACCAAAGGTGAGCAGGACCTTTTTGTGGCCCAACGAACAATTGTTCCTGCCGGGGAATTGTTGGTTTGGAAAAAACTCGAAGACGGGAAACTGTGTCAGTTGCGCATTCCGGTTGAAGCTGCTCGGGTAGGGGGTTGCATTGGCCGAAAGTGCCGGGCCGAATTTGCTGTGGTGCTCGAAGGCGGGGGCATTTCACGACACGACCACAGTTTTAAATACCGGGTGGGTAAGACCGTCCGCCCACACAAGTTTGACCCGAACCCGTTGATTGAATGCTCCGGGGGAATTCATTTTTTCTTGACAAAAGAAGAAGCCCAAGCATACTGAACAACAATCCGTTTAAACACAAATACAATGAATCCGATAATTCCGACACAACACAACGACGACTCCATGCCTCGCGAAGTAGCCACAGCCATCCTCACGGAGCCGAAGGCCAAGCTGACTAACACTTTTCACAAAGCTGCCAAGTGTGCCCGAGACCGGGTTTTTCGTAGCGAAACCCCGATGCTGGCCGGACTCAAGGTGCGCAGCACGGCGACGCCGCTTTTCACCGACGATGCTCCCGCGAAACCGACGCCCGGCGCGGTCAAGTTGCGCCCCAAGACTGTCGGCCAAGTGGGCAAGTGGCTCCGGCGCGTCATTGCCCGGCGACTCGTCGTCCAGGCCGCAGCGGTCAAGCTGGACGGTCAAGATACTAGCAAATTCAGCGCGGCACAATTACGCGCCCGCGCTTTTCGGATTGCCGTGCTGGAAGCGCAGGCCGATGCTCTCGACTCCGCGCGTGACACGCTGGAAGACGAATTGACGCGCCGGGCCGGGACATACAACCCGATGCGAATTCTGCGCACTGGCGCAAAGCATATCGACCCGGCTGTCCGCCGTCGCGCTGCGCTACTCCGTGCTGTCGGCGCGGCCAACTAAGCATCACTGTATATGGACATCGACGACTACGACGCAGAGCACGACGAGTGGTATGCCGATTACCTGGCGTTCCTTGAATCCGAACAGCCTGTCGAGTTGCCGAACAAAATACCGGACCACCACCACCAAGTAAAACAACACTAACATATGAGCAACACCACCATAGAATCGCCCGCGAACAACCTGCTGGCTTCCGAACTGAAACGACCCCTCGACCGCGCCGCGCTCGGGGACGATACCGCTGCGCTGAATGCGCTGGTGGGTTTTCTGAACAGCCCCGTCATGGAGTCAACCACGCAAGGCGACGGGAGCACGGGCGAACTGGCGACGGGAGCACCGCCGATTAGCGAAATCAGCCAACTGGAAAAGGCACAGTCGGCAGCCTCGCGCGCAAAACCACCCCGTGTAGCTGCCGCTCCTACCGCTCCCACGGCACCACCGCCCTCTCCGGTGTCCATTAACTTGGCCCGCGTGTTCTACACGGGCCGGTTGTGCTCCGGCAAGGATTACGTCGCCGGGCTGACTGGCGCTACAGTCGAAGGCTTCGCGCGACCGTTGTATCACCTTGCGGAGTTTTTCTTTGGGGTGCCTGTCAACGCAGGCATCAACAAAGACGTTCCGGGAATGCGTGCGTTCTTGCAAACCGCTGGCCAGTGGGGACGCGGGGTCGTCAACGAACAGTATCCTTACACCCCGGCGCGTGCCGTGTTCATCGCCGCCATCCGGAGCCTGGCCGGTGCGAAGTTGCTCGACGAATCCCTCGGGGTTAAGTGGGAAGACTACGGGCGGGACGAGAATCTTTGGCTGAACGCTGCGCTGGCGCGCATCAATGTCGCGAGTCCGGCTCGGGTAGCAATCACCAACGTCCGGTATGCGAATGAATTCAAGGCTCTGACGGAGTCCGGTTATACCAACTGGCACGTCATGACGACCCCGAAGGAATGGGAAGCCCGGCTGGCGTCGCGCAAAATTGCGCTGAACAGCCCGGTGCTGAAGGACACGTCGGAACAACTCGCGGCGCACTTGGATGCGCAAGTTATCCGCACCATAAGCCAGCAAAAGGTCGGCCCCAAGCTGCGCGTCATTTGGAACAGCACCACGCCCCCGCCGAGTTCCCGTCTCTGGACGGTGCAACAATTCCTCGACTCGGCTAACATTTCCGCCGCACCAATCATCGACAACGAATAATATGAAAGACAAAAACAACAACTTAATTCCAGTTGAACCCGGCACCGACGGCCAGCAACCGCAATGGCCTGGCGACGGACACGCGCCGGAGTCCGAGACGGACAGCACCGAGAAAACGGATAGCCGTCCCGAGGGCACGCGCCAACCCGAACGGATTCACATTCCCATCGTGCGATGACTATTGCGTGCATCATATTTTTCGCGCTGGCAATGATTGGCCTTATCGTTGTGCGGCGATTTTTCGACAGCTTCCGATGAATACTCACGAATATTACGACATCATCATCGTGGTGTGTTTTCTGGTGTTCGTGCTTTTGCACAAATGAAAATTAAAATAATTACACACTACCCAAAAGGTAATTTAGGTGGTGACTACACGTCAATTGAAATCAAGGTGAATGGTAAAACCGTAAGAAAATACGGGGATAGTTATCATGACAAGGGGAAGGAAATTTCTGAAGGGTTTTTAGACGGATTGTTTTTTTTAACGGGTGACAAACTTGACGTTGAACGAGTCGATATTGACGACGCTCCCGCGTGGGGTTGAAAATGAAAGTCGGGACTCGCTCATTGCTTTTCGGCGTGCATCAGTTCGCGTGGCACCCGTTCACCGTCTGGCGCGCGTGGCGGCATTATTACAAACGCACCCCGACGTTCTGGGAGACCGTTGCCATCATCGTGCATGACTGGGGATACTGGGGCTGCTACAACATGGACGGGTATCTCGGGAAACGCCATCCGGAACGCGGCGCGTTGCTTGTTTTCGCCCTATTCATGCGGACACACAGCCACACGGAAAAAAATATTTCTCGTGCGCTCGACCTGTGGGAGTTAGTCCGGCACCATAGCAGTCATTACGCCCTAGATTGTGGACAACAACCGTCCGCGCTGTGCGCGCCGGACAAGCTGTCAGTGTTGTTTGACCCGCCGTGGTTTTACCTGTTGCGCGCCCGGCTCTCTGGCGAAGTGCGGGAGTATGTTGCTAACAGTCCGATGCCCCACGCTAGTCCGGAGCGCTGGTTGCAGTGGTATAGGTGGAAGACCGCCGCCAAGTATTTATGAAATCTTTTTTCCTCGACCCAAAGTTGTTTAACTACATCATCATGTCGTTGTATCTGCTCAACGCCGTGCGCTGGGGTTTCGAGCGCAAGCCCGCTGATTGTTGTTATTGGCTCTCCGCGCTCGCCATTACGGCAACGGTAACTTTTCTCTACAAACACTGATGAAAATCCGAATAGCTACCCGAAGTTACTCCGTGATGTTCGCTGACCCGAGCGCGTGTGAGCTAGCGGATGCGCGGGGGTGGTGTGATTACGAACGGAAGCTAATCATTATCGACCGGACGCTCGATGAAAGACTGATGAACGATACGCTGTGGCACGAGATACTGCACGCATTGATGCACGAGCACGCGTTCCCGGAGCGACAAGAAGAAGAGGCAGTCGTGACTTTTCTCGGTCGTGCGCTCGAAGTTTTTTGCCGGGATAATAGTCGTTTTGTCCGAGATTATTTGGTCCCGAGATGATAACGCTGCCCCAAGAATTGCTCGACCGGTTGCGCCCGTGGCAGCCAGAACCGGTGATGACATTGCTACAGTCGCTGGTGTGCGGCGGCGCAGCGGTGGACCTGAGCGACACGGGGGTCGGCAAAACATATGTCGCGTGCGCCGTGGCCAAGTTGTTACGCGCGCCGACGTTGGTGGTGTGCCCGAAGATAAGTCAAACCGTTTGGAAGTCCGTAGCACAACAACATTTCAACGACACTATATCAGTCATAAATTATGAATCACTCAGAATGGGTAACACGCCGTTCGGCACATGGCAGCACAGACCACCTAGCAGCACGCCGCCTCCGGAATTCATCTGTCAATGCTGTCAGTTGCCGGTTTTACTCGCCTCTCCTAGCGCATGTTACTGTCACCCGCAAGGGATACATTGTCTTGTTGCCAAGAAAACCGCTTGGAACTACGGAGACTTTAGGTTTGCAGAGCCGGTGCGGCTGGTGATTTTCGACGAAGTTCATAGATGCTCCGGTATTGACTCCCTCAATGCCGACATGCTGCACGCGGCGAAGCGTCAGAACAAAATGGTGCTCGGGCTGTCGGCTACCGCTGCGACCGGCCCGCTCAAGATGAACGCCCTGGGCTACCTGCTTGGGCTGCACGGCGGTAGCAAGTCGGACTTTTACAACTGGTGTCGGAAACTCGGCTGTCGTAAACCGCCCGGCCAGCCAGGCTTCAAGTGGATGGTGAGCGAGGCGCGACAACAGGAAATCATGCGCGCAATCCGCACCGAAATCATCCCGTCGCGTGGCGTGCGGGTCCGGACAGCAGACATCCCTAACTTCCCAACACGCACCATTAGTGCCGAACTTTATGACATCGAAAACCCAGCGCAAATTGATGCGCTCTACGCTGAGATGCGTGGACCGCTTGACGCCCTTGCTTCGCAACAAGCTTCGGACGTATCTCCTGATAGTGGAATCACTCGACAACTTCGGGCCTGGCAGCGAATTGAGCTACTCAAAATCCCGCTCGCGGTTGAACTTACCGAAGACGATTTAGCCAAGGGGTATTCCGTGGCGATATTCTGCAATTTTAGCGCGACCATTGACGAGTTATCGAAACGGCTCGACACGGATTGTATTATCGACGGAAGACCAGAGCACAACCGGCCCGGTATGCGTGCCGGGCGGGTAGCGCGGTTTCAGCGCAATTACACCCGCGTAATTCTGTTGAACAATCAGGCCGGGGGCGTGTCTATCGGGCTACAGGATGTCCACGGAGAACACCCGCGCATCGGCAATGTTTTTCCGTGCCCCAGCGCAGAAGCCATGCGCCAGATTTTCGGACGGCTACCGCGAGATGGTGGGAAGTCTCACAGTCATTACCGCGTGCTGTTTGCGTCCGGCACCGGGGAAAAGAGTATGGCCCGAGCGTTGCGTGCCAAGAGCAACAATTTGGATTGCCTTAACGACGCAGATTGCAGCCCGGAGAATTTCCGCTTGACAAAGTGTTAGAATCGCTACACAGTAACAATAGAAAGATACGAACTATGCCAGTGAAAATGCAAAAGCTGAAGTCCGGTAAAGTCCGAGTGAGCACTCCCGGCGGCGTAAAGAGCAAGGGCAGCACTCCCACCAACGCAAAGCGGCAGCGCAACCTGCTCAACGCTGTAGAGCACGGCTGGAAACCGACCGGCGCTCCGGCGCGCGACAGTATCAAGAAACGCGTGATGGGGGATAAATACTAATATGGACGACACCTGCCCCAACCCCACCACCATGTTATCGCCCCCGGTGTTCGAGGGGTTTCCGCGCATGGCCCGGCTGCAACGCGAAATCGTGATTACTGAAAAAATCGACGGGACCAACGCGTCAGTATTCATTACCGACGACGGTAGCCAAATTTTCGCCGCGAGTCGGACCCGGTGGATTACGCCGGAGAACGATAACTACGGCTTTGCGCGCTGGGTGTCGGAGCACAAAACGGAGCTACTCACGCTGGGACCTGGGCGGCATTTCGGCGAGTGGTTCGGCGAGGGCATTCAGCGGCGGTATGGGTTGACGGAGAAACGCTTCGCGCTGTTCAACGTGGGTCGTTGGGGAAAATGCACTTGCGAGGGAACGGAAGCTTTTCCAATTTGCACTTGTGGGCTTGAAGACCCGCCCGAGTGTTGCACGGTGGTGCCGGTGCTGTATCGTGGCCCGTTCAACACCGCTGCCATCGACAAAGTAATGGACGACCTTTTCATGTCCGGCAGCGTGGCGTCGCCAGGATTCGGAAATCCCGAAGGCATCGTGATTTATCACACGGCGGCAAAAGCAATGTTTAAACGGACGTTCGAGCACGACGAAACAGGAAAACCCGAATAATAATTTGACAAACCGTGGACCCTCCGGTAACCTGAGAGTCGAAACTATATGAGACAAATCCGACAATCCGAAAATTACAGTAACCGTCAGTGGCTCGGGCTGCTTGCCCTGAACGCTTCTAACACCAGCACGAAGCCATACTCCCGGCTGATGCACAGTCTGCACGACTGCGCTAACCCCAAGCCCGCCGGGCTGCCGCGCCAGTTTGTGTTTGTGAGTCCGCGACCGAACCGGGCACAGCGCCGGGCCGCAATGTTTGCCAACGTCAAGCCAGCAGCACCGGTCCAAGTAGAAGTGGCCCGCGAACGAAAACTTACTGGTGCCGTGCGCCGGGGATTGGAAAGGGGGAAATCTGCGTGAGCACTGTGCTTTGGACACTCGAAGAGGCGCTCGTAGTCGTGCGCGCGTTGGAAAAGGTTGTAAAACCACAAGGGTTCCACGTCGCGCTCGGCGGCGGAACATTGATGCGCGGCAGCAGCACCAAAGACCTTGACCTGTTTTTTTACCCGCACAGAACGACCGAAAGCGAAACTCCGGAATTCAAACGACTGCGTGGCATCCTGACCACCCTCGGGGGCGTGACTGACATCAAGGACTGCAAACACTGCTACGACCACAAGGAAGTTTTTTCCGGCAAAATTCTCGGCAAACGCGTTGACCTGTTTTTCCTCAGCTAACACACTTATGAGCACCTGTAAATTTTGTCACGAAGATATGGTTGGCGACGGTATTAGCACTGTGCGGCACTGCCCGAACGCTGCCGACATCAGCGACATTGAGCCGGACGCAAACCCGGTGTATTGCGAGTCCGATGCAAATGTCCGAGTGCATCACCCATATAGCCCGAGCACGCTGCAATCGCTCGAAGCCTGTCCGTGTTACATCGGCAAGCAGTCCGCCGTGGAGCACGAACGCACTACCGCTGGCACCCGCGCCCACGGCGTCGCGGAGTCCGGCGAAGACGACAACCGGCTGTCGGACGAAGACGCAGCGGCAGCCGCAGAGTGCCTGGATTTCGTGGAGCACCACCGCAGGCTGTTCGAGGAAGCCCGGACGCGGTATATACAGGAACACAAGCTGTGTGGTTGCGACCCCGTGCTCGAAGTCAAAGAGGCGTATCTGCCAATCGACGACGAAGTTTTCCCGGATGCGAAGTCCACCACGGCGGGATACGTTGACCATTGTGTCATCGACCACACCGTCACCCACGCGAAACTTTTCGACTGGAAGTTCGGTATGTGGCCAGTCGAAGATGCCGACAACAATCTGCAAGGCATCGCGTATGTCCTCGGGCTGGCGAAGCGTTACCCGAGTCTGCTTCGGTTTGAATTCTTTTTCAAGCAGCCGCACCTGAACAGCGTGAGTCATGCGTGCTGGTCTCGTGAGCAACTGCCCGCGCTGTATCTGCGCGTCCAAACCGTCGTGGCCCGTGCCCGTGCTGCGCGCGCCGCCATCCTGCGCGATGATTGGACCGGCGCAAACCCGATGGTTCCCGCGTGCAACTTTTGCGGCAACCTGGGGCGATGCCCGGCAGTCGCGGCATTCGCCTGTAAGGTGGGCAACAAGTTTCACCCGCTGGCGATACCGGCGGACATTACACCGAGTGCCCTGCACAGCACCCGCGACACCCTGCTCGGGCTGCAACTGGCCAGCGTGGTGTCGGTATGGGCCAAGGCGTTCAAAACCCAAGTAACAGACAGAATCATTCGTGGCGAGGCCGACATCCCGCCCGGCCACACGCTGCAAACCCGCTCGGAACGCGCTATCGCCGACGTGGTTCGGTTCCGAGAAGTTGCCTTACGGCACGTCACGGAGCAACAACTACAGGACGCCAGCACGGTCGGATTCGGCAAAATCGAAGACTCAATTAAGGAAAAGGCCCCACGCGGAGCAAAGAAAGCGGCGGTAGAATCGTTCAATACTGAACTACTCGACTCCGGTGCGGTAGTCCGAGAACAGCCATACACTTTTTTGAAGGCAACGCCCGAGAAAAAACAAACAGACAACAACAAACCAACAGAAAGTTAATACGTAATATGGAAGTATCATTTGGAGCAAACCAAACCGCAGTGGACGAGTCCGCTGCCGAAACAGAAGCGCGGCGGCTCGAAGCCCTCGACGAAACCCACACGGGCGATATTGCCCGAACAGAAATCCCCGGCCCGGTGTCCGGCGTCGGACTCCCGGCCAAGGTGAGTAACGACGGGTTCATCACCGGCGATTTTCTGCCCGGCTTCCGCGACATTATCCTGCCCCGGCTCAACATTGTGCAGAGCATAGGCTCGCTGAAAGACAGCTTCGTGCCCGGCGCGATTGTGTTCGACCAGAAACTCGAACTGTTCACGCTGCCCATCATTGACCGTGCTACGGGCAACATCAAGGTGCCTGGACTCCCGCCGGTCAACCTGACGGTGCTTGGGTTCCGTCCGACTCGCTTCGTGGAAAAGATTTCCGGCGGCGAGCGCGGAATGATTGTGAACACGGAGGCCGACGTTCGCGCCGCCGGGGGCACACTCGACTACAACGAGTGGAAACTCAAAGCCGCGTCTGGCATGAAGCGGTTCGAGACGCTGGCCGAAGCGTTCGTAATCATCAAGCGTCCGGCGCACGTCGCGGACGACGACACGGTCTTCATCTTCGACATCGGCGGCGAGAAGTATGCCCTCGCGCTGTGGGCAATGAAGGGCACGGCTTACACCCACGCCGCCAAGCGGGTGTTTTTCACGTCGCGCAAAATGGGCGTGCTGAGCAAAGGCGGATACCCGTCGTGGAACTTCAACGTGTCCACAAGGTC